ATATAATAACGGCTCCAACTCTTTCTTGAATACTGTATCTAATGACCTATTTTTCCTCAAGTGAATACTGGTAGCATACCCAAAATCATTCCTTAAAACGTCAACGAACTTAGCCGCTGTTTCCTTATGATATTTCTTCTCCCAGTCTTTCCGTTCTTCCTTTGAAATGTTCTCGGGACCATAGTTGGTCGTTGTATGAGCCCCTTGCCTAACAGCCTCATCATATCCAGCCAATACATCCCAGTTAGAACTGTACTTACGAAAGATATTGTGAGGACCGAATATATCCCTGAATGGCGGGAAGTCCTGGTTCAAGGCAATAATGTTTTTATTCAATCCTGCTTCCTGAGTAATCAAACTATAGCTTTCTGATACACAAGGCATCACAAAGCAGTTAGATAGCCTGAATAAAGATAAGACTGTTTCGTGGGGGATTTCCAGTTTCCACTCATCACAGAACTCGGAAGTGAAAGCCAGTTCTTTAGGTGTTAATCCCCAATCCATTCCAGTCTGTTTCAATTCATCCCGATATGTGACCTTATCGCCCCCAGTAGAATGAAAATCAACCACAATACAACGCACATCCAACCCAAGTTCTTTAACCATCGCTGCCGTCTTGATAACGTACTCGACCTGCTTACCTCTGTCCAATCTAATAGGATAAACAAAAATAGCATCAGCAGAAAAAATATCCCGTTTGTCAATAAATCTTTTAAGAATATTATCGGTAATAGCATAAACATTATATAAATCAGATGGGTGATGGACAGTTCTCACATCACCAATACTGACCCCGAAATTTTTAGCAATCATATCTCTACTGATTTCATTAAAGAAAACATACTTACAGTTAGGGAAGGGTTTCTTGACCAAGTCCAAATACTCATCTTTAAACACTCCCATAAGAGAGTTCATTGTGATTGGAGGAGTAGCAGAATTAATCCAATGCAGCCATTTCAATTTAGGATAGTCTTTGGCGACTTTCCTGGCAGCGAAGTTGTATTTCAACTCCGAAGGCTTATAAACAATATCCTGGGTAATACAAACATCAATATCTTTTAAGTGTTCCTTTAACTTCTGATAAATACCGTCAACGTCTTTTTCAAAACTTACATCTTTCTTGACCTCATTATGGCAGGGAACATTAGGTACTTTCTTTAAATCTACCTTTTCAAAGATTGTCCCTTTCGGGTTAAAACCATCGGAAACAATAACAGTGGGTTTGTAGTCGTGCCTAAGAAGCATCTTAATTTGATCTACGGTAACTCTACAGAGAGAATAACTGGGATCAAAAGAAAAGAAATTGGTGAAAATCGCAACTCTTTTAAGTGAATCTGACATTGTATCTCCTTTTTTAATTAACCAGAGCTTACCATAAATCTAAGCAAAAATCAAGCCTCAATTACACTTATACAACAGCTGGAGTTAGCACCTTGTTCTGTAAAATCAACGTAAACATTCCTATCAAACTTGATGGGAGGATTAAATGTTTCTCCATGAGAACCAGAAGCATTATCAGCTTCTACATCCCAAAGAATAGGTCCTGCAGCACCACCGTCTCTTAAAAAGACAACGGTATCTCCGCCTCCTGGTCTAACTGTCACATTAGAAACACGGGTTGGTCTGTTAAGTGCCACCCCTGATGCGGTTACTCTGATTGCTCTGCTGTAATCCATTAATGTTCCCATTTTATCCTCCGAAATGTCCAGCTGACTTGCCTGGAATACTAGTTTTCATATCTGTTAAAGTATCTTTTTCGTACCCTGGTCCATAAAACCCTCCTGTTGTTCCTATCCCTTCCTGACGCTCTATATCTTGAGGCTTAATACCAGGATTCTTCGCTGCCCCCCAATACTGTCCTTCAGGTTTCGCCTCCGTGATTTCCTCTAAAACATTCTTGTCTTCCTCACCCAATTTGTGTTCTCTCCTGACGTGATTCATTAATATAATTCTATCAGTGCTTGAAAATTCACAATGTTTACACTTGTATGCCTTTTCCAGCATTTGTTCCTTAATTTCCTTAACATTGCTGTAATCAACCTTAACTAAGAACTCAGCGTGTCTTAAAAGTGCTTCGCCTACCTCATCTGGGAATTTCTTCATCTCATTGACTTTCAAATCCCATCTCGCATGAGACCAGACAAAGCCCTTGATGTCAGCTGTGTTATTGGTTACTGTATCACCTGTTTTAAAGTACTTTGGATTATATACTATTATGGCCATTAGACCTCCACTCAACCAAAATTATTAAACTGTTGTCGTCGTACTAGAACTGGTTGATGTACTAGTCGTCGTTGTTGTCGATGTTGATGTTGATGTCGTTGTCGTCGAACTTGAAGTTGACGTAGTTGAAGTACTGGTGGTAGTTTGAAAAGGTGCACACCACCATCTAGTCCCATCCCAAATACAGTGCATATCAGTAGTGCTGACAAAATATTCCTGACCAGTTTCAGGGTTAGAGGGAAGGGTATCACCCCAATCTCTCCTGCCTCCTAATTGACTAAAATGTGTTCCGTGTGTTCCCATAGTTATACAGTTGTAGTAGTTGACGTTGACGTTGATGCCGTCGTCGAACTACTGGTTGTTGTTGATGACGTACTAGTTGTTGTTGATGATGTTGAGGTGGTGGTCGTTGACGTTGACGTATATTGATAACACCACCATTGGGTATTATCCCATCCACATAATTTACCGTTATCACTGAAAAAGACTTCTTCCCCAGTAACAGGATCAGCAGGATAACCTATCGTTGTGGTCGATACGTGGTAAAGACCTTTTATCCTTGTTGCTTTGCTGGCTCCATCTATTCCGTTTATTGTCATATTATTTATTATATGCTAGTTGTTGTTGAACTACTAGTCGTTGTCGAGCTGGTTGATGTGGTTGTCGAGCTGGTTGATGTCGTTGTCGAACTGGTTGATGTGCTAGTCGTCGAGGTTGATGTCGTTGTCGTTGAGGTCGAACTTGATGTCGAAACAGATGTCGAACTCGATGTTGATGTCGTTGTCGTCGAACTGGAAGTTGACGTGGTTGAGGTTGAGGTTGACGTAGTTGTCGTTGAGGTTGAGGTTGTGCTTGAGGTTGACGTTGAACTGGATGTGCTGGTTGTTGACGTTGATGTGGTAGTCGTTGAACTGGAGGTTGAAGTCAAACAGATACCTCTCCAGTCTCCCCCATCCCATCTCATCCAGCAATAAGTAGAATTATTAAAATATTCATCCCCTGGCTGTGGCTCAGGAGGATTACTCTTCTGCCATTTTATACAACTTATTAGTGTACCAAATTTACTTGTCATCTTCTTTAATTCTAACGAGTGGCGGATTAACTTGTCAAGAGCCAATCCGCCACCATATCTTTACTTATTATCCTGCGTAAGCTGCACCACCACCTAAGCTACCCCACACACCACGCCAATCTGACCAGCCATTGCTAAATCTGGTTCTTGTCTTATAGACGGCCATTCCAGTATCAAACATTAAATCCTGTTTGAACTCTGGTTTGATTCTCCAGAACCAATTCAGCTGATGCTGACTAGAATCAATCAAAAACCAAGCGGTAGTATTTACGGTTAAATACTCCCAGGCAATAACTTTAAACTTCCCTTGATTGAAGTTATAGTCATTGTCACTAGTTCCTGACCTTCCAGTTGATCGGACAATAATGTTTGCGGTTTTCTCCAAATTCACAGGCACTACTAAAGTGTCTGGCATAATTTGGATACGCATCCCTTTATCATCCAACTGTCCTCTACTCGCTATTCTACCAGTTTCTAGATTCACTTCTGTCAAAGGAATACCAGTTGCACTGGCATTACTCTGAGCAGCTCCACCATCTGAACGAGGGTGTTGAATAGAAATCAATCTCATTGCATCTCCACCCAAGTATCCAGCAGTAAATGATCTGTTAAACACATTAGCTGCATGAAATTCAGAGGTTCTTCTGGCACAACGAGCTAAAGCTGCAGGTTTCTTATTCATAATGTTGTACTGATCATCCTCGTACAACTCTTCTGAAATTTTGAAGCCCTTTGTGTATTTGCCGTGAGTATACCTCACATCATACATCTGCACAGGATCTTCATAATTAACCTGTTCGCCTTCGCCTGTACTTGCCATTAGGCCGAACCCAGAAACAGCAGAATCCTTCTCATCCTGTTTAGTGGACGAGTTTACATGAAACAGTTGCGGAAATACTAAAGGTAGCTCTGTGAAAGCATCATCATAGATCTTTCTAAAGCCTGGCTCTAATAGGTCTGCAAAGTTTGCTCTAAAACTAGACATGCTGTCTCCTTTCTAAATAACTAATTTATAAGCGAAAACTAACCTTAAGCTTCCTCTTCATAAGCGTGACCCATCCAACGAGCAATCCTGCAAAAACATTCGGATTCATCGTCTTCCTCATATGGGTCAATTTTCCATACTTGGAATGAACCAATCGCCTCATCGTCAAACGTAGTTTCGTCTAACTGAGCATGATTGAGTAATTCACCCAAGCGGAAAAGATCCGCTGCTGCGAAATCGCCATCGGCATCATTCCACCATAATGCGTAAGGGTCAGGACATACCTTTACCTTTACTATTTTGTCGGTGACGTTGTCGTCTGATGATACATAGGTTTGAGTGGCTGAACTCCAAGTGCCGTCATAATTGGCGGCAGCGGTGTTATCCAAATCAATCCCATTTTTATCAACAATACCAACTACGATACCAAATACACCAACTGTTGCCGTAGCAACAGCTAATTGAGCTGCTCCCGCAGCGTTGTAAATGGCATCACCAACTGTTATGGTTATACTATTACCGATAGGGATGTCCACAGTGACAGGATCTTGAGCACCAGAAATTTGCCCAACATATACAAAACCTGGCATGTTAACCTCCTTTTAAAATAATTTATATTATTCGAACTTTTTACTTTCCTCTTCTATTATGCCTTTTTGTTTGGCATATTCTTCCTCGGGTATACCCATCTTCCGAGCAACTTTACGTTCGTGGTCAGACAGTTGGATTGCTCCTTTTGTCTTCCCACTACTGGCAGCGAAACTGCCAATAGAAGCAGCTTTATTTTCCTCTTGCGAGGCTAAAGCAGAACGTTTCGCTTGCTCCCCGATATTGTCGAAGTGAGCAATACGATGTGCGTAGCGAAGGTACTTTGGAAGTTGGTTGAGAGGTATTCCCTTAACGATTTGTGGAACTGACTTTTTGCCGCTCGGGTCAAGAATTTCTGCTAAAACAACTGCTGTCTTAGTGAACTTCTCCTGATTGTCTTTGCCTGACAAAGTGTCATATCCATATTCGTGTCGGAACTCATCCAAAATCCTGTTCTCCGTCGCCTTTCGAAGATCCGCCACTTCTGGCGAAACTTCCGTTCCTTTCGCTTCTTCGTCACCAACAGGTCTCTTGGTCTTTCCTCTGGTATCAGGAACTCCTTCACCTGAAAGATATTTATTGATACCATGCTCTACTTGACGGTAGAGTTCAGGGTCTGACCAAACCGCTCTCAGCATAACATCCATCTGTTCCTTCAGCTGTTTGGCTTCAGAAACACTTGCTGACTGCTCACCTGCTTTCCTTTCAAGCTCTAAGTACATCTTGGTGATTTCATCACCAGATTTACCTTTGAGCTTTTCAGGTAAATTTAAAGGTGCTTCGGTGCTAACTTTGGCTTCAGGTTCACCGCTAACTCCTGAATCCTTAATTTGCTCTTTGTCCTCACTTACAGAGGGAGAGACTTTAACATCTGCCATTTTAACCTCCTTTGGTTAGGTGGGGTCTCTTGGCTGAGATTATCCACTCAATTACATACTAAATTAATAATAGTTGTTTGTCAAATTAACGTTATTTCTTTTTCTTAGATTTAACTTTACTTCCGTATTTTTTAGTCCATCGTTTCGCTATATCAGGATGCTTTGCCCACATGTATTTACGTTGTTTTACACTTTTAAAAGGCATTATTCTCCTCCTTGTTCAAAAAACTTTCTAAAGAAATTATACCTTGTTATTAACTCT